GCGAGCAGTTTAAGTCCTACAACTCAAAGATCTGTATTATTATGAATAAATTTTACCTACATCCTGAATTTAAAAAAAACTTACCAGCTTGGACGCGCTACCATGATTTCTATGAGGGCGACAATCAGCAGATTAAAAAATATTTGCTCAGATATGCACTAGAGGATTCCACGGTTGACGGGCGTAAAGCCTGGGAGCAGAGACTTTCCCGGTCTTATTATGTGAACTTTTGCGAACCTATTCTCTCAATTTGGATATCGTTATTATTTAAAAAGCCTGCCAATATAAACGCAGTTCGTGATGTATTTACTCAGGAAGAACTCGAAAATATTGACGGCAATCACACTCCTCTAGATTTGTTTATTAGAAACTTTGCTACTGAATACCTCAAGTATGGCAAAGCCTTCATGTTCGTAGACGCCCCCGCCGGTGAGAGCAGGAATGCCGCCGAGGATGAGGAGATGGGCTTGCGCCCTTACGGGGAAATCTGGACGCCTCAAGAGGTTCCAGACTGGGAAATTGAAACAATTGCAGCCGTCAACAGAGGCGATTATAAGGCAATCCACCAGCAATATATTAGACTACCTCAGCGACAAAGCCTCTCGGAAGAACCAAGGCTTGAATTAATTCGACGCGAAGCCAAGATGACCGAGCAAGGTTACCAGATAACAATTTACAAAGCGCAGAACGAATCATTCTCAAATGATAACATGACTGCAGAGACCCTTTTCGCGCTTGGGCTGCAGCCTGAAACCTCATGGGTTCAAGAAGGCGAGTCGATAATCATTCCAGAGATAACAGAGATTCCCGTCGTATGTGGGAACGACCGCTCTTGGCTCAAAGAGGTTCAACCTCTCTGCGAGCGCTACTATAACCTCGACTCTAACCATGACAATATTATTTATTTCCAGGGTTACGCGCGAATCGCTATCAGCACCAATCAGACGCTTGCCTCTATCATGCCCGCCTCTGAATCAACCATTATGCGGCTACCAGAGGGAGCTGCCGTCACTCAAATAACCAGCGAAGACCCTACAGCCTCGGAAAAGAACAGGGCAGACATCAGAAATATGATTTTTAGGGTAGGACTCAACCAACCCCGACAACTTGACGGAAGTTCTCAGCAGGTACAGAGCGCCGAGACCATCCGCGAGGAGAGGGAGTTTACTCTAGCCCTTGCCAAAGAAACCGTGAGCGATATCGAAAACCTGGTTAATCAGTTTATAGAACATTGGGCAGCTTTTAAACGCCGTCCTGAATACGAAAACAAAATAGAACTGAATAAAGATTTCAGCTCAGAGGATTACGCAGAATTTATCCAACTATACTCGGCTTTTGCGGATAGACGGCAGTTTTATCCGACCGCCTCTAAGCAACTAGATAAGATGCTGATTGAATATTTAAAAGTTCCCGCTTCAGTTCAAGTGGAAATTGACAGGGAAATCGACGCCTCCGCGCCGGTAACTCCAGGGGCGACAGCAGAACTTAGAAACAGGATACTTGAGGGCATTTAATGGCTGACAAGGTTCGGCGAAACATTCTCGAGAGGCAAAAAGCCAGGGAGGAAAATATTGCCGCAATCTCTGCCGACATAGAACGATTCCTGAACCGAAACATCCCGCCAATATTAAAAGACATATCAAGAGGCAACCTGCCGCCAGTGGAAGCCGCCAAAATCCTACTGGACTTGGAAACTCAACTAAGAGCCAAGGGCTTAAATAAAGTATTTGATAAACTGGCAGGGTTATACTCAAACGAATTGAGACTTCTCCGCGACCAGTGGACTACTACCAGCAAAAAGAAATTAGTACTGAGCGAGGCGGATATCGTCACAGTTGAAACCTTGGTCAGTTTTGAAACGACAGCGACAGCAAACAGGGTGAGAACATCAGTGGATAACATCAGAAGCGCGGTCTTCAGAGAAGTTATCGCTGGGGTCGCTCCGGATATAAACACCATAGTACAAAGCGAATCGGGAGCCACAGCGAATCAAATAGCTACAGAATTAAATACTAATGTGGCGGGCTTTCAGCGCTCTATCACTATGAGCAAAGCCGAGGAGCTGGACATAACCCATTTCCTCTATTCAGGCGGCTTGATTGAAACTAGCCGGGAGTTCTGCCGAGAGCGGGACGGGAACATCTACACGATGGAAGAGATTCAACGTTGGGACAACGATCAAGGGCTGCCCGCAGACATTTACTTAGGCGGCTATAATTGCAGGCATGAGCTTTTGCCAATTGATAAAGCAACCGCGGAGAGCCTAGGATTAGATACAAGCAAATTTTAATTAAAGGATTTAATTTATGGCAAACTCGGCGACTTTATATTCCACACTTCCAATCAACTGTTATGGTGCTACCTCGGTTCATTTATACTTAATCTCTATCGATACAATAAACACTGATTTGACCATCAGAACACCTGCAGCCGGAAAGATGGTCGCAGTGGTAGGATTTATGCAAGATGAGAGCAACGCACACACCATGCTTTTTAAGAGCGCCGATACCACAATTATTAGAATGGAAAAGGCAGGAGACCACCACTTGCCAATCGGCGGCGGCATCGTATTTGCAGGAGCTAGAGGCGAAGCGCTTAAAATCCAATCAACAGCCGCAATTGATTTGATTACAATGTATGTTATTGAAACCGATCAAATATTGATGGCATGAAGTTCAAGATAGAAGCATCCGGCAAAATGATATCTGCAGCTCTAGTCAAAAACCTAGAGCAGCAGATTCTAACAGCCGTCAAAACCCAAACGGAGATGGCAAATACCCATATAAAGGAACGAACCCGGGCGGGCAAAGATGCAGATGATATGGAATTTACGGAATACTCGGAATCTTATAAAGAGTACAGAATCAGAAAAGGGCGAGACGTCAAACCAGTAGACCTGATATTTACTGGCAGAATGAGCCGGGCGCAAAAAACCAGGGTGAAAGAAACCAAAAAGAACGTGACCGGTGAGCTATATTTCAATAGCGCCAATGAAGCCAAAAAGGCAAAATATCTTATAGAGGGGCGGAAACGAGAATCAGACGGAGTTCAGAACGCCCGCAACTTTTTTGCATTCGGCAAAACATTAACCAATCGAATCATAAACGCACTGGCGGACATGATCGATTTTTCAAAGGCTAACAAATGACAGACCAAAAACCAGATGTAGCCGCTATTGAGGCGGAACTTAACAGACAAAAAGAAGTTAATCAGAACCTACAGGGTAGACTGACCGACTTTGAAAAGAAGTGGGGCTGGACTAAAGACCATGACCCGGAGGGCATCAGAGCAAAGTTAGAGGATTATGACAACCTCAGAAAATCCGCGACCGGCGGGGATAAGGCTGCAATTGATCAGTTAGTAGCCGAAAAGGAAAAGGAAATAGAAACCCGTTACAGTCGCAAATTTGGAGAATACGAGTCGGAAAATACCAATCTCAAAAGGGAGGTGAAGAATCTCAGGGTTACTTCCGTCGCGATGCAAGAAGCCGCCAAGTTCTTTAACGCAGATGGGCTGCCCTTGCTTAAGCCTATGATTGAAGCAAACACCGATTTTATTGACGGCAAGATTGTCGTTCTGGAAAACGGTAAACCTAGAGCCAGCATTAAAGACCCCAGGAACGCGATGGACGTGGGCGAATGGATGGAAACTCTTACTAAAGATTACCCTTCTATAGCAAAATCAAACACAGTAGGAGCGGGGAAGCCAAACGGAACTAAGATACACGGAACCGGAGCAACCTTGTCAGTCGGAGAATATAGCCGACTGAGCGCTTCAGATCAGCGCAGTTACCTGAAAGGATTAGCGCCGGATCAACAGAGAGCTTTATTGAATGATTTAGTAAAAACAAATTAGGAGACTAAATAAATATGCCAACAGTAAACAAAGATATTCATTCGTTCCTCGCGGGACTAAAAACTAAAGTCGCCGTGAATAATGTTAATGATACAACTCCAACCGCTGCAGAACTAACAACCTCTTTTGGTTCTCCTTCCGTAGTCGGTTCGGGATTCGTCGGAATTGTTAACGATGCCGCCGGAGATGCAAACAACTATTTAGTGTTCTCAAATGGTACCTCATACTATTATTTGAAATTCACTAAAGCTTTATAATTTTATTTAAAAAAGGATAAATAATATGCCAGTAGCAAA